ATCTAAATCTTCATCAGGACTTGGTAACGCAACAGGCTGTGAAACTACAGGCTCAGATAACGTCTGCAAAATGCTATCAATATTAAACGGCAACTCTTGAGCTTTAGGTTCCTCAGTTATTTGAGGCACCTCTTGAGGCAACGTTCTACCCTCTTGAGTAGGCTCTGCATATTGATTTAACTCACGCAAGAGTTGGCTAATATTGGCCGGCTCTTCAGTAACTGTTGGCTGAGCAACGGGTTCCTCTGCCACAGGCTGAACGACTGGCTCTTGATTAACTGTAATTGGATTTGGAGCGACTATTGATTGCGTTGGCTCTTGGATTAAGTCTTCAGCGCCAATCTGCCTTAAGATGTCATCGTTGATTGGACCTGTGTCTACACTTGGCTGATCAGGCGTCTTAGGCATGATACCGGCCATCATCTCTTCGTAAGTTTGAGGAGCTGGCGCCGCATTCTTTGCTTCGGCTACAGCGCTCCTGGCCTCAGAGGAAACTTTACCTACAAGAGCATTTTGGATAGCTTGGTCAATAGGAGTGCCAGTAGCAACAGCCGCTATCAAATTTGATGTGAGGTTCTTGTCTGTAGCAGAAAGACTATCAAGACCCGGCAATTCACCAATAACACTGTTAACACCAGACCCAACAACATTACCCAACAATGCCTGCCCAAGATCAGCCTCACCGCCGCTACCAACAAACTGCTGAGCTGTCCTTGATGCAATGTCAGTTCCAGTCTTACCCAATAGATCTGTAATACCACTAGACCCAGAGACTAAGTTACCGGCTTGTCCACCAAGATAAGACAGAGCTGTACCCTTAACAATATCACCAAGGTTACCGCCAGCCAATAACTGGATGCCGGCATTCGTTGCCAACTGAGCTGGTAAAGACATACCGCCCGTAGCGGCTGCAAGAGCAATCTGACCTATAGGACCAAGATCTTTAATTAGCTTAGCTAGGTCATTAGACGATGCACCTTGCGTGTAAAAGATTGGATTACCCTGAGAATCAAACTGTACGCCGTAACCAGTGTTACCTTTGCCAGAGAACGTTCCTCCAAAGAAGTTACCAGTTTGGCGCTCGCTGTATGTATTAGGTACAGCTTGCTTTGTAACTTTATTGCCAAAGACTTCTTGAGTTCCAACTGGCGCTGTGTACGTTGTCGTGTCGCCGGATTCACCAGCTTGATATTCTGATTTAACAATTGATGGGTCTACGGGGTTTCCCTTATCGTCAAGAAACCCACCTTGACCATCAGGACGAACCTCGGTTTCAATTCCAGATTGAGTAAATTTACCAAACTGTTTAATATCGGTAATGCCAATACCAGCAAGAATCCTGGCCATGTCGGCTGCATTCTTTTCAGCTGAACCAAAACCTTCACCAGACCACTTACCAGTTAAGCCCTGTCCAAGGATCTGATTGGTAAGTGCATCAATAGCTTTTGGATCAGGCCCAACTGGTGCCTCAGGCTGGACAGGGGGCGCTACAGGCTGAACAGATGGTAAACCAAAGACGCCAGTTCTTTCCTCTGGGGCTACTTGCTCAACAAAAGGAGGAGCAAAAGGAGTTAATGGCTGTTGCTGAATAACCGGCTGTTCTACTTGCTGGATTTCAGGTTGGGGCGCTACTACAGGAGCAACGGGCTGGACTATAGGTTGAACTATAGGCTGTGCTATAGGTTGAATTACAGGTTGCTGAATAGGTAAAGACGTTATTCCAGATGAGTCAGCATAATTTAAATAATCTTCTTGAAAGCCATTACCAAAGGACGCATCTGAATCCTCGTAATCCACATTAAAGTTTTGACCTCTATCTCTTGGGAATATCATTATCCAACCTTCCAATTCGTTCCGTCAGAGTATACGGGCGTAGCCACTGCGCCACCAGCCGCAACAGTTGATCCAAACGTAGGTAATAGCGCGTCTGTTACAAAAGATCTAGCGCCTTTCCCAGATGTGACCGCACTGGGCAATGTAGCCACAGTGTAGTTTGTAAGCGCAGGAATAATCTCATCAGTCTTTATCTGGTCAAGAATTGCATCTAACCTGTTGAAGTACAAACGCAACACGTTGTTAAGCTGGTCGGTATACGCACGAGAGTATTCCTCTGTAGCCAATGGTAAGTTGGGCGCTGCAACCTGACTAAGTTCAAACTCTGACGTAACAATCATGAGTTACCCCTGCGACCGTCTTGCTTGATGTCAATACGCGGGCTACCTAGTTGCCACTGAGTGCCAAGCTGACTAGACTCAAGCTTTAAGATCATTTGACGACCACGAACCCTGACATAAACCTGACCAGTAAACTCTTCAATAGGGACGGTAGCTGTACGAGCAATGGTTGCATTGCTGTTGCCCCCTACAGAAATAGGGTCGTTGTAGCCTGATCCAGAGTTCTGCATTGGGATTAAAGTCATGGTGACTTGCGGAGCGCTTGCGCCCGTAGACCCACTAAAGGTAATGTCTGGAAGCATACGCCACACAAAACCAAAGTGATGGCCGTCATCAATATCAAACTCAGCAGTTTCAATGACTGCGTTAATTGCAGTGGCAACTTCTGTGGCGTTATCGTCTACACCGTACTCATGGTAGACGACGTTGTTGATGTCTGTAGCGGCCATTGGGTAGTTACGCAGGCCGGAGTCAAGCCATGCGGTTCTAACCATATCGCCGTAATACCATACGCCTTCGCCGTTGTTCTCAAAATAGTTGTAGACCACGTACCGGTCAATTGAGGAGGACGATGCTGAACAATAGAAGAACCAAACTTCATTGAAGCCTTCATTGGTACTGGCAAAAAATTGATCTGACTGTTCTGCATTAATATCTTCAAAAATAAATTTACGTAAGTCGCAACGTAATGTTTGAACGCGACCGTCGTATTTGTAGAACTTGTCTACACCCATCCAATAAACCACACCTGAACCAATTGCCACAGCGTTTTGGCTGGCAATAGAAATGTTGTCACCTAGCAGCTGGGAACTCCAAATGACTGGCGGGCCTTGGTATTGTAAAGAATACAGCGTTGAATCCGTGTACACCAAAATCTCTTGGCGAGTCTGAAGCGCAGTCACAATCTTGGAGCCATGTGACAACAGTAAACTACCGGCTTGGTTTGTAGCTGCGGGCGTCCACATTGCAATGTCTTCTTGATCCGACCAGCGAAGCAACATCTGGTTCTGCACAATACTGCCGTAGTCGTTTACACCAAACGCAAACACAAACCTTGACGCATCAGAAACAAGTAAATAGTTCTGCATCAACGGAACGTCCGATGCGCCAGCCAAACTAGAAACTAAAACCCCTCTGGTGGTTAACCCAGTAGCATTGTCCCAGTAATAGATTTCTCCACCACGGTAACCAAAGACTAAGTTTTCACCAAAATTTGACTGGCTCCAAATCCGGATTGGAAAGCTCGTAGATGTACCAACACCCCAACCACCAGTACCCCATCCACCTGCACCCCATCCCAGAACAGGCAGGGCAGTAGCAGGACCAACGTTAATTTGATACGCAGCCACCACAGCCGCGCCGCCATAGGATCCAGCTGGAATAGCAGATGCTACAGTGATTGTGTAGGTATCTACAGTCAGAACTGTAATTTGGTACTCTTGATTCCAAGTGGTCGCGTATGTGCCGGTAGCACCGCTGAATGTGACAAAGTCGCCCGTTACCCCGCCGTGAGCGGTATCGGTTACTGTAACTGTGGTTGTCCCGTTACCGGCAAAAGGATCGCTGTTAATTGTGGGGGCTGGAACTACCCGCAGTGGGGTAATGTCGTAGTATGTGCCTCCAAACTCAATGTAAAACTTTAAATTGGTTCCAACGCTTAACAAGTTAGCGCCGCCTAACGTCACCCAGTTCCACAAAGAACGGCAAACCCCAAGGAAAAAATTGGCTGAAATGCGTGTCCACCCACCAATTTTCTCAGGTGTACCTTGACGAAAGCGCACCTTGTCGGACACATAGTATCCGTTTTCATTGGTATAACGAGTGTTCTCTCTGTTTACACCGGCTTTCAGGGTAAGTTTTTTGAGCATCGGCAGTCCTACGAAAGAAACACGGCGCGTTCGTCGATGCGACGTTTTTGCAGCCCTTTGAGAATTTTACCCCCCGCCATGCAATACTTCAAGAGTTCTTCTGACGCGCCTTCCATATCACCACGCAATACCTTCTGACGCAGAGTTGAACGCTGTAATGTGCCTAGCCCCACATTGAAGGAAAATGATACCAACGCATCAAACTGTCCTTGAGTAAGAGGCACAGGACAATAAGTAGCCACGCCTTTCTCAAAGCGAGCAAGATCTGCCCTAAGTATTGCATCTACTTCCTCCATTGAATATTTACGCATGGCTTCTGCGGGTGGTGTAAACGCATCCCGCTGGTCTATCTTGAGCTTTCCTTGCTCTGGAAACATGACATGGCCGACCCCGATTGTCCACAACTTTGCAGGGCAACGGTACGGGTTTACCCTCACGCCCTCGTGATGCATCACCATCTTAATAGCTTTAGGACTGATGTTCATTTGCCAAACGCCCGACCACCAAAGTGGAACGCTATGATTGAAGCAAACAACGCTTGGGTGTCAGAGTCCCACAGCATCTCGGCCAACTCAGTGAACGGTACACCACGGCTCCAGCCATAGGCAAACAGAC